GCGCAACGGCACCGGAACAGTGCTGATATCGCCGCAGGCTTCAGCAAGACGACGCTCCAGCGCGGACGATCCCGGCGGCAACAGGCTATTCATTGGCATCCCCGGCAATGGTGATATCTGTGGCGGTGCAGTATCCCGACTGTGACTTATCCATCAGCACATCGGCGGCAGGCTCCAGCAGCTCCACCCAGTCCACCCCGGCCACACGCAGTACCGCCTTGTAGTTATCGCGCCGGATACTGCGCGCCAGCTTCTTTTGCTCAAGCAGATAGGCAGCAAGATTGTTCTTCGCTGCCGCGAGACAGGGACCGGCCACCACGCCATCAAAGAGGTGCAGCTTTGCCGCCACCCGGTATTCGGTGATCGCAGCGGACTGAACAGTCAGCCGGTCACCCAGCGGGCGTATGGTTTCGGCGCTCAGTTTGCTGGCTACAATATCCAACAGCGCCTGGCTGGCCTGCCCGTTACCCTCATGGGACAGCACGGTCACCACCACCGCAGCGGGTGACGGGCTGACCGTGGATGCATCTGCTACCCGCCCGTCAGCGCTGCGGGCGTGAAAGTTATACGCCGCCTCAGGCCCCGCCACGGATAAACCCTCGAACGCTTCCGGCGCGCGCTGGCGTAAATCCTCGTCGCTTTCCATGACCGCCGGAACCGGCGGAACGGCGGTTTCATCCGCTGGCGTGACGACCAGACGCTGCACGTTAAAGTTGGCGACCAGGTTGTCCAGGTCCACGCCGCCGGAACGGGCAATAATGACCGCCTGCACTGCTTCATTGATGCGCTGACGCAGCAGAATTTCCCGGTAGCAGTTTTCCTGAAGGATTTTCAGTTGTGGTTCGGATTCCAGTTCAAGCGCGCGGGCAACCGCGTCCTGCAATTCAGCAGGGTAAAGCGATACCAGACGCGCCTTGCGCGCCGTAAGCAGCGTTTCAAAATCCGGCACATCAATAATCTGCGGCGCGGGCAGGGATGAAAGATCAACGGCACTCATAAATTATTCCCCATCGGAACGCTTAAACTCACAGCGGAACCGTCATCACGATAGCCGCTAAGCTCCACGACCATTTCACCGTCCATGGTGGTTTCCAGCGTGACGCTGTCTAACCGGATACGCGGTTCCCAGCGATTAAGCGCGCTGTAGGTTGCCGCCATTACCCTGAGTTTTGTCGCCGGGTTCGTTGGATCATCAATCAGCGATAAAAACAGCGAGCCATAATCCCGTCGATAAATCCGGGAACCGACGGGGGTGGTCAGAATGTCCCGCACGGACTGGCGAATATGATCGATATCCGTGATGGCTTCGCCGGTCCGCTGATTCATTCCCATGTACATCATCAGACTGGCCCGCCCGTGTTAGCGCCGCCCTTCATTACGCCGGTGTGCGCGTGAGCATCCAGAACGACACCATTGGAAGACAATGCGCCGCCGCTCTGGGTAACTTCACCCTTGATCACCGTCTGGTCCGCGTTGATGTCCAGCAACGCGGTTTTAATGACAATGCTTTCCGGCGCATTAAAAACGATACTGGCCCCGGCTTTTACCAGGTAACGCCCGGTTTCTGGCTCATATTCAATCCAGCCCCCGTCCGGGAACGCGGTCACCGTCGCGTCCTCTGAAGTGGATGGCGGCGGGCAGGCATCGGAATAGATGCCTGGCAGAACAAACGCTGTGGTTAACTCACCGCCCACTGCCAGTACCAGAACCTGTTCACCCACAGACGGCTTCCACCATGTGCGGGACTTACCGGCGCGCAGGGTCAGCCAGTTAAGCCAGTTGGTTTCGAGATCGCCGGTCTGGACCCGACACTGCCAGTTTTCCGCGTCCACGTCTGTCACCACACCCTTTCGGATGAGGTTAAGTAGCAGGCGGTATAGTTCGGCAAGGCTGAATTCTGTTTTCATGACATCAGTTTTCCATTGTTGCCGCGTGGCGATTAGTCCCGGCTGTTGTTTCAGGCTCCAGACAATCAGCGCGCCAGATGCGCGATAATTAGGTCTTTGATAATTTCTTCAGATGCGTCAGTTATGCCCAGCAGTTCACGCCGCGCATATGTCACCTGCGGGCCTCCTTGCCTCACCCGGTCCCGTAATCCGTAGTGGTGAACGCGGGCGATACGCAGCGCCTTAGCATCAAACCCCACCTCAGCCGTGCTGGCCGTCACGCGGGTTTTCATATACCGCACGGTGCGCAGTTTGCTGAACATCTGGCGGCGTACGCGGCCTTTTTTGGCGCGGCCCGATACCCGGCGCGGCTCGTAGGCGCTCCCGTCCGGGTTTTTCTGCATCCTGATATTCTGCTGTTGTTGCTGACGGATCCTGGTTGCCACATCCCGCAACAGTTTTCGCCGCTGGGCCGGTTCAAGCTGGGCTATCAGCGCATCCAGCCATCCCTCAATCCGGGTAAAGTCAGCCATGGCGGATCCAGTAGTTATCTTCCGGGTTTTCTGGTTCTGGTACGGCTTCCACCGTTGCCACCCCGTTATCAACCGTGACAATAACGCGCTCCGTCAGTGCCAGATAAAGGGCGATATCGCAGAGACCGTTATTCAGGATATCCACCTCAAACCGGAACAGCTTTTCCCGTAGCTCGGGGTTATTCATCGCATCGGGCTGATGAATCGTGAGCCAGTTGCAGACGACGGCCATCAGCAGATTGGGATCCCCGGCGTAATCGGTTACCACCACATTCAGGGTGTAGCGATATTCCCAGCCAGGGGCCGGAACCCCGGTACTGACCACCGTTCCTTCATCCACAAACAGATGCAGGGCATCGGGGTTTTTCTTCAGAACGTCCAGTCCGTCACTGATGGCCTGGCGCAGGGAATCGGGCTTTTTCACTGAGTTTCTCCTGACAGTCCACGATCACATCCACCTTCGCGGCACACAGCCCCCAGGCGGTTTCCGCTGTTTCTTTGGCTTCCAGCAGTTCACCGTTGGTTGTCGGGTTGCTTGCCGGGAGCTGGCAGCGGGTCACCGCCGGACAGGAAAGCGTGATAACCTGCGCCGCCGGTAAGGGTGGGGCGGTTTTGCAGGCGGATAACATCAGCAGGCAAAGGAGCATCAGCCCAGCGCGCATTTTCTTCACTTCCACGGATCACCCCCTTAATCATTGCCTGACGTTCTGCGGCCGCCGTGTGAATGGCTTCCGTGTTGCGCTGTAGACTGGCCTGAAAGGCGTCATTCATCCGGGCCACCATATCCACGGCCAGGAGTTGGCCATTTTTGTCGCTCAGCTTTTCAGACAGGGCCGCAATGTCCCGGTCACGGCTGCCGATAGCCTGATGCGCCTCATTCAGCCGCCAGGCCATAAAGGCCAGCAGGCCAGCCAGCGCCGCCAGAACCACCACTACGCCACGGTGCATGGTGCATCCGCCATCAGCTGACGATAAACCGAGGCTGTAAACCGGAATGCCACAGCGCAGAACAGATAAACAATTGCCACTACCATCCAGCCCGCGTTAATCAGACAGACCACGATCCCGGCAAACATTACCCAGGACCACCACCGGCGCAGCGGGGATATCTCCGGGTTAAAAATGGCGCGTACCGCCTTCAGCGCCTGCGATTCCGCATCCGGGACCTTGCCCTTTTCAAACACGTACCAGATAACATGGCCCGCCATGCCGGTTGCCATTGCCGCAAGGCGCAGCGCGCAGCCCAGCCAGGCCCACGCCACCACAAAATTCACCGCCACGCTTTCCGGTTTCATCAGGCCCGCGATCAGCATCAGCGTCAGCACCACATCCAGCACAAAAGAAATCACTTTACGTTTCATGGATTCACTCCTTTTAAGCACCACGCCTTTTCCCGCGCGCGGCGGTTTTCAAGCCCGTTGTTTTTCACTCCGTTGACGTAGACCCAGCGCGACAGCTGATCACACGCCTGCCACCACTGGTGCCGTTTGATAAACGACACCATCGTGGAGCGGCACACCGCGCCGGTGCCGACGTTAAACGACAGGCTGACCAGTGCGTCATACACCTGCGGCGGCATGTCCACCGGCGCGCAGACGGCCAGCGCCTTTTCCACCCGTAACACGTCGCTGACGAGATTCCCGGCCACCTGGTGTTCGTTAAGGGTTTTTCCCGGCACGACGCCTTCGGTATGCCCGATCCCGTTAGTCCAGACACCGGCGGCGCAGCGGTACGGCGTGAGGCGGCAGCCCTCATAATCGGCAATCAGTGCCAGCCCCTGCGGCGAGGTTTTCAGCAACTGGAACTGCGGCAGCGTGGCGGCAATCGCCAGCACCACGCCAATCACACAACGTTTAACGATTTGCGCGTTCATACTCCTCCCGACTGATCGCCCCGGCGGCCAGTAACTGGTAGGTTTTGCGCCGGTAATACCAGGACAGCGCGAACGCCGCCACACCCAGCACCATGGCAAGCACCGTTCCCAGATCCTGAAGCGAGAAATCGCCCAGCCAGGCCAGAAACAGCGCGATGAAATAGGTCAGCGCCGACATCATCCGCTCAATACTCATCATCACTCCCAGAGTTGAATGGTCCGGGCGACGGCCGCCGGCACCTGTTCGGGCAGTTCAATTTCCAGCCCGTGCGGCAGGATCGGCCCCCGCTCCGCGAGTCCGGGGTTGGCATTCAGGACGGCTTCCGTCATGCCCTGCGAGCGCCGGTAATAACGCCAGCAGATGGCGTCAACCGTGTCATTCTGTTGCGCCCGGACTTTCATCAGATAAGCTCCACCGTACAGTGCGGTGCATCCTGCACCCGGGAACATGGCCCGGCGGGCACCCCACGTCAGTCCGCCCGCCGTTTGTGCATACTCATCCGCTTTTTTTTTGCCTTCACCGGTGGCGTCAAAGTCCCGGTAACGTTCAACCAGATTGGCTTTCGCCCAGCAGAACACCGCACGGCGGTACAGCATCACCCGCTGGCTTTCACCATCGATACTCTCCGCCGGTACGCTGTTTAAATCCGCGCATCCCCTGGCCTGTTGTTTCTCGCGAAACTCGTAGAGGTCGGCATTCACTTCGGCCATGGCGGTCAGCAGTGCCTGGCGCAGCCGTTCCGGGGTGACCGTGCCGTCAGTGCGCATGTCCTGGCGGAATTTCGACAGGCTGATCTCAGGCCAGAAAGGCGTGTTGGTGATGGTGTCCTGCGCGCCGTCCTTCACCGGCTCCGGTGAAACGAATTTCATATTCATTCCGTTACTCCCAAAAGTTGGGCGGTGGACGGGGTTTTGATGCGGCTTACAGCCTGTCGCCACCCCGTGCCGCCCCGCGCGTTGGCACGATTCGTCAGCCGCTTGCGGCCTTTCGCAACCGGGATTCCAGTTGCTTGATGTCGGTTTTCACACCGCTGTTGTTGTCCAGTTGCAGGGCGCGTTTAAGATGGTTCAGCGCGGCGACGGCCTGATCGTTATCCCGCAGGGCATAGCCCAGCGCCTTGTGAAGACGGGCGCGGGACTGGTCCGGCATATCGTGGGATTCGACCAGCGCCAGCGCCTGCGTCAGCAGCGCGGCGTTGAAGGTGCCGCCATCCGCAAAGGCGCGCATCGCGGCATCGGCAAACTCTTCAGCAACAGCCGTTGCCGTGGTGCGGTTGAAACGCTGCGGCATCACCCAGCCATGCTTCAGGGCATGGCGGGCGATATCCAGCGCGCCGGTGTAGTCACCGGCATCAATGCGCCAGATCATCAGGTACATCGCCACGTCGTCCTGCGGTGCGGAATCCGCTTCCAGCAACCCGGCAATCCACCCGGCATAGAGCGGCAGAAATTCCCGTTTCAGCTCGCACTTACGCTCGGTTGACTGGATCCCCTTCAGGCGGCGGCGGTGTTCGGTGAGCTGCAACAACATCATGTTGTAGCCGCTCGCCCCGCTGTGGCTGCCGCCCTCGCGGGCAGCCTCCTTAGCCTGGATATACTGCGTGTGGGCGCGGAAAGGGTTCATGGTCACGCCCCGGTGCCGCCTGCGGCGTTCTGACCGTCGATCACGCCCTGAACCGCAGCCGCGACCAGCGCCTGGATGTTATCGGCAGTCAGCGCGCCGGATGAACCATTACCCTGCGCGGCCAGCATCTCGATGTTTTCAATCAGGCAAACGCCGTCGTAATCCTCGACCACATAGGCTTCATTGACGGACTCGAAATTCTCCACGCGGTCACGCTTCGGATTGTCGATAACCGAGCGGCGGCGGGTGCCGTCCTGCCAGTAGATGGACAGGTTATCCAGGCGGGTGATCAGCATGGCGTTCGCAGGGAAGAACGGAACGCGCACGGCGGGCAGGTTGCCGATGCGTTTCTGGCTGATGATGAGGTCCGCCGCCAGCGTTTCCGAGTTGGGCTGGTCGCGGTTCACAATCGGGAAATACTTGTCAGCCAGCAGCGAGCGGCCACAGACCACCACCAGTTCGGTGTCTTCCTGATACCACGGCGCAATTTTTTCACTCACTGCGCCCAGCACCAGTGCGTCCAGGTTGGCGAAGTCGCCACCGGTTCCGATGCGGATTTTCGGGGAGATCACCTGACCTTCGCTGACGATTTTATCCAGTACCTGCACCGGCGCTTCCTGGCGGATTTTCTCCAGCCAGCCGATGTTGACGTCCTGCAACAGCGGGTAGGTTTCCCGGTTGGAGGTCTTTTCACGCTTCACGCCGTTAAAGCCGATCATGATGCGGTCCAGTGCCTGGCGAAGAACAATCGCATCGCGGATGCGGGTCTGGAAGTCCTGGAATTTTGCCCACAGGTCCAGCTTTGAATACGGCAGTGCCGTGTCGTAGTTGGTCTGGGTACATTTGTACCCTTCGCCATCGATATAGGTCGGATCGGTGGGTTCGCGCTCTTTCTGGGTGGTGTCGGTGGTTCCGGCAATGGAGGCACCGATACCCAGCCCCAGACGCTCGCCGGACTGCTCATCCACCGGGATGATGTTGATTTTTTGCAGGAAGCCGGATGACTCCTGAATTTTGGTTTCCAGCGTCTGCGCGACGGATGGCTCAGCGGTGTACTTCGATGCGATATCCGACACGGCGACGCCGTTCAGCGTCGCGAGCTGGGTCAGATACGCATTGAATTTAAAGCGGGTGGTTTTTTTCATTGTGCTGTAACTCCGTCAGCAGTTGGTGAGTTGTTCAGCGCTGCCGTTCCCGCCGGTGCCTGTCGGGCGGCGGTCGCTGCGGCTGTCTTCAGCGGAAAGTTTTTCGCGCAGGCTGACCAGCTCCGCGCGACCGGATTCAATGGCCTGTTGCATTTCATCCAGGCGGGCGGAAAACCCGGTCTGCGCGGTGCCGATCCCGTCCACGGTGGCGGACAGGGTCTGGTGCTCCTGCGCCACCGCTTCCACTGCCTGATGCACGTCGGCAAACTTCGCCTTATCGTCAGCGGATTTACGGGTCAGCAGCTCTTTAACGCGGGTGAAGAGATTCGGCTTTTCTTCCGGCTCGTCTTCAAATTCGATGAGGGTTTCTTCAGCAGCCGTAAACAGGTTACCGGCGGCCAGTTTGCGACTGGCGAGCGGACTGTTTGCCGCGCCTGCGCTGAACTGCAACATTTCAGTGCCGAGGCTTGCCGGATCGTCAGTGACCGCCAGGCCAACCAGATAGGCTTCGCCGCTGTCCGCAAAGCTGACGTTCACTTCCATGGACGTGAACAGCTTCTGCATTTTGCTGGTCATGGCGACCAGATCGTCCGTCGGGGAAATCCAGGCATACAGCGCCATTTTTCCCGCCAGTTTGCCGTCGGTAATTTCTTCAGCTTCCAGGCGGTCAACCTTCCCGAAGCGGCGGAACGGACTGTCCGGCGTAAACCCCTTGATGTGCTCGACATTAATCAGGGCGGTGTAAACCTGCGGATCGTAATTCGCGGCCATCTGGGTCAGCCAGTCGCGCTCGATATTGCGCCCGTCCGTGGTGGCACCTTCCACCCCGACACGAAAACGCTTTGCTTTTTTTGCCATGTTTCCGGCTCCGGTTAGTTCATAACGACGTGTGAGCCTTTATGGTTGCGGGGCGCGGACGGCGAAACAACGTGGCGGCATTGTGCCGGAAATGGCACAACAGCCAGAAGCGGAGAAGACGCGCGCGGGGCCGTAGTCTGGCGGCATGAATACGACGCCCATCACTTCAGACCTTGACCCGCGAAAACAGGCCATGTTCCTGTATTTCAGCGGGATCCGTATCGCCCGCATTGCTGAAATGCTGGGAGAGAAACCCGCGACCGTTCACAGCTGGAAAAAGCGTGACAAGTGGGCTGACATCGGCCCACTGGATCAGATGCAGCTCACCACGGCGGCGCGCTACTGCCAGCTAGTCATGAAGGAGCAGAAGGAAGGGAAGGATTACAAGGAAATTGATTTACTGTCCCGCCAGGCGGTGCAGCAGGCGCGCATCGGGAAATTTAATAACGGCGGCAATGAAGCCGACCTGAACCCGAAGGTTGCCAACCGCAACAAAGGCCCGCGCAGGCCGCCGGAAAAGAATGTGTTTTCCGACGAGCAGATCGAGAAGCTGGAAGAAATCTTCCGCAACGGCATGTTTGAATATCAACGTCACTGGTGGCAGGCAGGCGTAAAACACCGCATTCGCAACCTGCTCAAATCCCGCCAGATCGGGGCAACATATTTTTTTGCCCGCGAGGCGCTGATTGATGCGCTTATCACCGGGCGCAACCAGATTTTTCTTTCAGCCAGTAAGGCACAGGCCCACGTTTTCAAACAGTACATCATTGAGTTTGCCCGCGAGGTGGACGTTGAACTGAAGGGCGACCCGATGACGCTCAGCAACGGGGCCACGCTGTATTTTCTGGGGACCAATGCCCGCACCGCCCAGAGTTATCACGGCAACCTGTACCTGGATGAATATTTCTGGATCCCGAAATTCCAGGAGCTGCGCAAGGTCGCCTCCGGGATGGCGCTGCATAAAAAATGGCGACAGACCTATTTTTCAACCCCGTCCAGCCTGACCCACAGCGCGTACCCTTTCTGGTCCGGCGCGCTGTTCAATAAGGGCCGCGCCAAAGCAGACAGGGTGGAGTTCGACCTGTCTCACGCCCACCTGTCACCCGGCGCGCTCTGCCCGGACGGCCAGTTCCGCCAGATTGTCACCATTGAAGACGCGGTGCGCGGCGGCTGTAACCTGTTCGACCTCGACCAGCTCAGCTTGGAATACAGCCCCGACGAATTTCAGAACCTTTTAATGTGCCAGTTCGTTGACGATCTGGCGTCGGTGTTCCCGCTGGCGCTGATGCAGGCCTGCATGGTGGACAGCTGGGAAGTGTGGGACGACTTCGAACCGCTGATGATCCGCCCGTTTGGCTGGCGGCCGGTCTGGATTGGTTACGACCCGGCAAAGGGAACCCAGAACGGCGACAGCGCCGGGTGCGTGGTTATTGCCCCGCCGGATGTGCCTGGCGGCAAGTTTCGCATCCTTGAACGCCACCAGTGGCGAGGCATGGATTTCCGCGCCCAGGCGAAGGCCATCGAAGAACTGACGAAAAAATACAACGTGACCTATATCGGCATCGACTCCACCGGCGTGGGCGATGGCGTTTATAAGTCCGTTAAGCAGTTCTTCCCGGCGGCCCGCGAGTTTGTTTACAACCCGAACATCAAAAACGCCCTTGTCCTGAAGGCCTACGACATTATCAGCCACCGCCGCCTGGAGTATGACGCGGGCCTGACCGATATCGCGCAATCATTCATGGCCATCCGCCGCGCCACCACGGCCAGCGGCAATCGTCCGACGTATGAAGCCAGCCGCAGCGAGGAAGCCAGCCACGCCGATTTGGCCTGGGCGACTATGCATGCGCTGTTCAATGAACCGCTGGAAGGCACCACCGTTAACAACAGTAATATCGTGGAGATTTTTTAATGGGTAATCGCAAAAACCGTAAAGCGGCGACCAGTCAGCAGACAACCATGACTGAACAACCCGGCGGCGCACACGCGGAGGCGTTTTCATTTGGTGAGCCGGTTCCCGTGTTAGATCGCCGGGAGTTGATGGATTATCTTGAATGCGTCCAGGTGGATCGGTGGTATGAACCGCCCATAAGCCTGGACGGTCTGGCGCGCACGTTCCGGGCCGCACCTCACCACAGCAGCGCCATTTATGTAAAGCGCAACATCCTGACCAGTACGTTTATCCCGCATCGCTGGCTGTCAAAGCAGGCGTTTTCCCGGTTCGCCCTGGACTTCCTGACTTTTGGAAATAGCTACCTTGAACAGCGCGTGAACCGGCTGGGCCAGACGTTGCGCCTTGAGACATCGCTGGCAAAATTTACCCGGCGCGGTACGGACCTTGATACCTACTGGTTTGTGCAGTACGGGTACAACAAGGATCCGTACCAGTTTGACGCGGCCCGCGTGTTTCACCTGATGGAGCCGGATTTGAACCAGGAAATTTACGGCCTGCCGGAATACCTGTCCGCCATCCCA